GCTCAAAGCGTTCAGATGTGGATAGCAGCCGTGGCCGGAAGGAAGATCACCCGGATGCTGTCCACCACTCAACAGACGATAGCGAAAGAGATTGGAAAGGGAATGAGTCAGGAACTTACCAGCCTTCAGATAGCGAAGATGATCGAGAAGCAATACGATTCGTGGCGAGGTCTCGGCGACAGTGCCATGACCGAGTACCGCTCGCTAATGATCGCAAGGACAGAGACCGGCGGAGCTGCGAACTTCGGGAATAGGGAAGGAGCGGCGCAAACGGGTCTCGAACTCTCAAAAACATGGATCTCTTCGAGGGATGGGCGCGTTAGAGATGAACATTCCTTCATGGACGGCGAGACCAGATTATTCAATGAACCGTACAGCAACGGACTGATGTATCCGGGAGATCCCGGGGGCAGTGCGGATGAGGTAATCAATTGCAGGTGCGTGGAAACGTATGACCTTATCGAATGAGGTGATGACATGGAACTGAAAATGCTGAAGCCTAAACAGGCTCAGATGAAAGTGATCGAAGAAGAGAACGGCCCCGGGTATATCGAAGGATACGGGGCCGTTTTCAATAATGTCGATGATGGCGGCGACAAGATACTTCCCGGAGCTTTCAAGAAGACGATCATAGAAAAACTCCCCATCAAGAGAATCAAATTCGTCGACTTCCATAACGGCTGGAGATCGAGCGAAGACATTATCGGAATTATCGAAGAAGCCAAAGAAGACGAATTTGGCCTTTGGATAAAGGCCCGGCTCTCAAAATCAAATCGCGCTCAGGAAGTCCGCGAGAAGATCAAGGATGGAATTCTCGACGCTCTCTCGATCGGATACAGATGTGTGAAATACAAGTACGAGAAAGAAGACGAAAATGAACCGGATATTCGAGTGCTTGAAGAAATAGAACTTTACGAGGTTAGCGTCGTTGCATTTGGGATGAATTCTCTTGCCGTAATTACCGACGCGAAGAACTCAAACGAGATCGGAGTATCAAAACTCTTCTCTATGCTGCAAAGCAAGATCGAGACGGTAGGACTTTCCGAAAGCGAAAAGAAAGAATTGCGTGAATCAATAAACAACCTCAAAGCACTTCTGGACGATGAGCCGTCGAACGACACTCAGAATCCAAAAGCCGCTATCCCACCTTCTGAGCCGGATGACCACTCAGATGAAATCAAGAGACTATTCGAAGAACTGAATGTTGCGAAGGAGTTCGAGAAGGAGCAGGCCCTTCTTGATGAATTCCGCAACTTCGGCAAATCACTCAGTGAGGTGAACTAAGTATGGAACTCAAAGAGCTTCAGGAGCTTCTCGGGACCTACAAGAACGACATGAAGGAGCTCCTTTCAAAACAGGCGGAAGAACTGAAGAAGTACGGAGAAACAACGGCTGAGACTGCCAAGTCGATCGAAGGCATAGACGCAACTATCAAGAGCATAACCGACGGCATGGAAGCGGCCAAGAAGAGAATGGACGAGCTCGAAGCGAAAGCCGGAAGACTCGCCGAACCGACAGTGACCGAGTTCAAGAGTCCCGGTCAGACATTCGTGGAATCAGAAGCCTACAAGGCCGTCAAGGACAAGGGCCTTCCGATAAAGTCAGAGGCCGTTCAGGTGAAGACACTCATCACCGGAGCATCGCTCGGCAACCTCGCCGGATACCTCTATCCGTCCTATCGAATCCCTGAAATTGTGGAAGACCCGAGAAGGGCCGCAAGAGTCAGGTCTCTTCTCAACGTCATTCCCACTACCGCGGGAGCTATCGACTGGATCAGAGAAACAGGTTTCACCAACAACGCCGCTGTTGTGGCGGAAGGCGAAGGAAAGCCCGAATCCGCGATCACCTTCGAGAACAAGAGCAACACGATCAAGACGATAGCACACTGGATACCAGTGACGAAGCAGATCCTTGCCGACGCTCCCGGACTTCAGGCGTATATCGACTCGAAGCTGATCTATGGACTCTACCTCAAGGAAGACGATGAACTCCTCTACGGAACAGGCGAAGACGGAGACATCCACGGTATCACGACCGATGCGGATGTTCAGACTTATCTTTGGTCTGACGGAACAGCCGGAGACACGAAGCTCGACGCTATCAGAAGGGCCATGACCAAGGCTTACCTTGCCTACTACCCTGTCGATGGTATCGTGCTTCATCCAAGCGACTGGGAAGACATCGAACTCCTCAAATCCAGCGACGGTATGTATGTCTGGGTTAACGTGAACGTTGGCCCTGTCGATGGTATCGTGCTTCATCCAAGCGACTGGGAAGACATCGAACTCCTCAAATCCAGCGACGGTATGTATGTCTGGGTTAACGTGAACGTTGGAGGTCAGGAAAGACTCTGGAGAACTCCGGTCGTCGTATCGGCGGCTCTTACAGAGGGAACCTTCATCACCGGATCGTTTGGTCTCGGTGCCACACTCTGGGACAGACAGGAAGTCACAATCTCTGTCTCCGGATCGCATAGCGACTTCTTCATCAAGAACAAGCTCGCTATCCTCTGCGAAGAGAGAGTGGAGCTCACCGTTGAAAGACCCGAGTCGTTCGTAATCGGAACCTTCGACTCAGCACCTGCCGAAGCGTCATAAAATGATGGGCCGGGAAACCGGCCCTTTTTCTTCGAGGTGAAAGATGTTCTCGATTCTGATCCCCTTTCAGGGAGGCAATGCACATAGAGAAAAGATATTCAACTGGCTCGTGGGGTTCTACGAGAAGAACGTCCCTGAAGCCGAGATCGTGATCGGGGAAGACTACACCGGCAGGATCAATCGCTCAAGGATGAGAAACGACGCGTTCAACAAATCGACGAGAGACATTCTCGTCTACATTGATGCGGATGGACTGATTCGACCCGAAGACATACGGGAAGCAGTGAAGAGAGTCAGACGCGGAACCGCGATGGTTCAGGCCGAGACGGTGACATGGATAACGAAAGAATCCACCGCCACGATCCTAGACGGTCCTACCGACTGGCCTCCTATCGAGAAGAAAGATGTTCAAGCAGTCGAGAGGGTGCTCGGTGAGTTCTTCGTACTCTCAAGAGAGACGTTCGAGAAAGTCAGAGGGTGGGATGAACGCTTCGAGGGGTGGGGTGGTGAAGATCAGGCCTTCAGGTGCGCGATCATGGCGCTTGTTGGAAAGATCGAAAAACTACCTTCAACGATCTATCATCTCTGGCATCCGAGAACGGTCAACGAATGTCCGAAACATTCGGGATTCAAGGCGAACAAGGTTCTTCGAGACAGGTATGTGGCATATCAGGGTAATTCAAGGGCAATGGAATCGTTGATCTCCGAGAGGTTTACCGATTCAACGGTAGACTTCTATGCGCAGGCCGCCCATTACTTCGATCATCTCGAAACGATATGGAAGGCAATGCCCGATTATCTTAGAGGCAAGTTCTATGTCCTTTCACAAATAGGTGCTCATTCACGATCGAAGAAGATCCGAACATATCTCATGCCCTCGCTCAAAGTCGTTCAGAGCTTGCGGAAAGGAACAGGCCCGGTCGTTGTGGCCGGTATTGAGGACGCGAAGACGGCATACGCAGCCGGAAGGATCCCCTTCCTGGTCGATCACGGAGTCGGTCAGACCTACATTGACTCGAATCACCCATCATACGCGAGGGGAAATGGAAGAGACTTCATGGGTCTCTTCATCGTTCCCAATGAATGGTGCGAGAGAGAGAACAAGAAAGGTTGTCCGGAAGTGCCTACCGCGATAGTGGGCTGTCCGAAACTTGATCCCTGGCATAACAGACCCGCGAAGAAGAGAAGCAATCCTCCGGTGGTCTGTGTCTCGTTCCACTGGGATTGTTCGATCTCGGTCGAAACAAGAGGCTCGTTCGATTACTTCAAAGACATTCTCCCGGAGCTTGCGAAATCAACAGAGTTCGAGCTTGTAGGTCACGCTCATCCGAGACTGGCGAAGATAGCTTATCCCTTCTATCACAGGCATAAGATAAGGATCCTCAAGACCTTCGACGATGTCCTCAATGAAGCAGATATCTATATCACCGACAATTCTTCGACACTGTATGAATTTGCAGATCTCGACAGGCCCGTGGTCGTTCTGAACCCTCCATGGTTCAGGCGAGATATTCATCACGGACTGCGGTTCTGGGAATGCGCAGATGTCGGTGTGCAATGCGAGAAACCGGAAGACTTGAAAGAAGCGATTCTCAAGGCGATAGAAGATCCAAAAGAAATAGCAGACAGAAGACGCGAGATCATGTGCGATGTATATCCCTTCAAGGGAAACAGCTCGCAGCTCGCGGTTCAGGCAATAGAAAAACGCTGGAAAGAACTCTTTGAAAGGAGGGGAGAGAAAGTGAAGGTGAAGGTGAGAATAGAAAGACCGTTCCTACACGACGGAAGAATAGTGAAGTCGGGAGAAATAGTGGACATGGGAAACCAAAAGGCGCATAACCTTGAGAAGAAGAAGCTGGTGACGTTCATCCCCGAGATCAAGGCGCCGTCTGAGAACAAGATGATTACACCTCCAGAGAACAAAGCCTTTGAGTCGATAGAAGAGAAGGATCCCGGCGGCAGGGGTTATGTCTGTCAGATCTGTGACAGGGGATTCTATACCCTCTCGGGACTCAAGTCTCACATCAGGGCCGCTCATCCCGGCGCGCCTTACCCTAAGGACTGATGACATATGGCAACGGCAGTCTACGACAGACTAACAATAAACCTCACGGAGATGAAGAACTATCTTCGCGTCTCTCATGAGGAAGACGACGAACTCATTACCGATCTGGTAAACAGTGCAAAGGAAGATGCGGACAACTACCTTAACAATCCCTTCGAAGATGCTGACGGCGAAGAGCTCGATATACCTTCGACAATCAAGCGATGGGTGATGGCGAGAGTGGCGAGAATGTACGAGAGAAGAATCGAAGGCCTCTCGTCAGAGGGAATCTCGGGCCTCAATACAATCGCATGGGGAAAGGAAGAATACTCAGGAATCCAGCAATACAGAATTAACCCGGGGTTGTGATCATATGAACTTCAATCAGAGAATCAAGATACAGAAGAAGAAGGTCACCAGAGGAGCGATGGGAAACACAGAGAGTTGGTCTGATGTCGAGACGGTCTGGGGCCTTGTCGTTCCTATCTCTGTGAGCGGACTTGCCGCATATTCTCAGGCAGGAAAGACGGAGATAACCCACAAGCTCGTATTCCGTTCGCCATTGACTCTAAATCTCTCGGAGTACCGCTTCGTGTATGACTCTGAGACATACATCCCTCAGGATCCGCCGGTTTTCGATTCGAGGTACACAACCATTCTCGTCAAGAGGGTGTAATCATGGCCACAAAGAAGGTGTATCAGAGCAATGTAAAGAACGTGGTTGATTCAATAGAGGACATCACGGCAAAGCGGCTCTGGCTCGCTGGCAATCATGTGAAGTCCGTCATTCAAGAGACACTTTCGGGTACGAGACACGGAAAGGTCGCAAAGGTCCCGGGTACAAGCAAGACATATATCCAGTCGGCTCCCGGCGAAGCTCCTGCCGTTATGTACGGAGATCTTAGAAAGAGCATTTCCGTGCGAGTTGACCAGGAAGGCAAATGGCTCGTGGCGAAGATAGGAACGGCACAATTGAAAGCCATGAGACTTGAATACGGCGGGTACGGAATGGCTCCCAGACCTTACATGAAGCCTTCATTCGAGAAGGCCAAACCCAAAGTGGAAGAAATCATTAACAAGAGGTGGTTCTGATGGACACCGAGAAAGCAATCCTCTCAGCTCTTTACACCCATATCGCCAACGATTCACAGCTCGATACTGTCTGCTCGGGTGTCCGTCTTGGCCTCATCTGGACTCCTAAAGACGAGACGTTTCCTTACCTCGTTCACAGATTAATGGCTTATGCCGATGACAGCGGGATCGTTCAGAGAGCCGACTACTTCCTTGATCTCTGGGACCATGGAGATTCGGCAACAAAGATATATTCAATGCGAGAAAGGGCAGTGGCCCTTCTTGATAAAGCCTGCATTGTTCAAAATGGCGAAGGATATGCGGTTGTTCAGTCTGACGAAGAGATGAGCGGGAATCTGATTTTCGCTCGTCTGCGGCTTGCCTCGTTCGGGCTGATACCCGAAGACGTAGATAAGATATGGCACTACTCAATGACCTTCTCCATGCGATTCACAAGATCACTTACCGAAATTACCAACTTGACGTAAAGAAGGAGGAAACAGTATGAAAGGAAAGACCGGTTTTTCAACCAACACAGCGGACCGGCTGCTTGTTGATGCCGCTCAGGTCGTTCTCAACTACGGAGAAGTAGCCGAGGCAAACCTGGGTGCAACAAGAGACGGTACGAGTTTCAATCTGAACAGAACGTTCAGAGAAATGCCGTTCGATGGTATGAGAGGCCCAACCAAGGGAATGAAGAGAAGAGAGAGAATAGAAGCCTCGATCGCCTGCAACCTATTGGAGATGACGAAAGCCAATCTTCAGCTTGCCATTGCTGGCGCTACCGACTACACGCCTGATCCTGTGGATGCAGATTTCGATTACATCCATGGTGGGCCTGTTGCGGATGCCGATTACATCGACAATGTCGCACTTGTTGGAACTCTCTCGACTGGCGACGATGTAATCATCCTCATCTTCAATGCACTTCCTGACGGTCCTCTGGACTTCTCGACTACCGATGCGGATGAGCTTGTTCTTCCGATCACCTTCATCGCACACTTTGACCCTGCCAAATACGACGATGAAACGGGAGAATGGGAAGAACCATGGGAAATTAGATTCCCTGTGGCCGCTTCATAAGAATCTGGGGAGCTTCGGCTCCCCTTTCTTTATGCGCGATATTCGCGTAATCGGCTTGCAATGGTGGCAGTACACACTTCAGAATTACGGATTTCTCGGCTACTTCGTCAAGCTGACCCGGCAAGACAAGAGTGTTCAACTATTCGGACCGTTTCACACGACCGATGAGGCATATGAAAAGCTACTTCAAATAGCAGAGGAGGAAAGCAGATGAAAGAAGACTGGATCAAGACAGAAGATGAAAACTTCATTAACCCGGAAGAGATCGAGGAGTTCTCGATTAAACCGGACAAGAAAAACTTCAAGAGGTTCGTGATACTGGCGAGGCTCAAATCAGGTCAGAGAAGACCTGTCAAGACGAACATTCCATCAATCGAAATAGCTACGAAAGAGGTTCACAGACTATTAGAGGAGATTAAAGGAGGCAAGTGAAATGGCAGAAGCAAAGAAGAAGACAGAAAAGACAGAGGCCAAAGAAGAAGCGATCCTGGATAAAGACGTTTTTGTGGAGATCGAGGGCATTCGGTACAAGATGAACCGCATGGGGCTAAGGACAATGATGAAGATGGGATCCATCCTCAGTGTCGGTGCAGCGATGATGGGGAAGAGTCTGACGGACACAAAGGATCTCACCCCTCAGATACTCGGAGCGATGCTCATCGGCGGGGCTTTCAATGCCGAAGATCAGATGCTCGGTCTTCTCGCGCATCTTCTCCTGAGAGAGGATGAAGAAGGAAACTGGATAGAACTGACTAAGAAAGAAATACTTGACACCGACAAGTTCCCAATGAGTGCAATTCTTCCCATCGTTGAAGGACTTGTCGAGAATCAGGACATAAAGAGTTTTTTTACGGATTTCGTCGCGTTCATGAAGAGACCGGCTATGAAGCATCTCTGGCAGAAGGTATCGACCTGATCCAGCAACGTTATGGTTGGACCGACGAGCAGGTCCTTTCTCTTCCCTACGCTCGCTTCTCAGAAATAGTCGAGGTCATCTCAAAAGCAATCGAGAGAGAACAGAAAGCGGAGTACACGAAGGCGGCCTTCATAGGCTACCAGACTTATCTATGCACTCCGAAAGACAAGAAGACAAGAGTAATAGGCTTCGATAAGTGGCTCAAGTCTCTCGGCCTCGAACATAAGAAGCCGGAGAAAGCACCAACACAGGAAGAGATAGAAAGGGCTCGCAAGAACGCGGAAAGGATTATGGCTATGGACAGAGAAAAGTTCAGGGCCGAGAGAAAGAGACGAAGAAGGAGGTAGCATCATGGCCAGTGGCATGGAGATATTCAAACTCTGGGGAACCATAGAGATAAATAAAAACAAGGCCGTAGCCGACATCAAAGCCGTAGATGCTACTGCGCAAAAGTCAAGCAAAAACATTCAAGGCAACTTCGGCAACATTGCGAAGAGTTTTGTCAAAGTGTCAACAATCATTGCAGGAGCAGCAGCCGCAATTGGCGGCGCTCTTATCGCCCTTGCCGTCAAGACCTCGAATGTGGCCGACGAGATCGATAAAATGAGCATCAGAACAGGGGTCTCAAGAGAGAGGCTTCAAGAACTGAAATATGTGACCTCCCAGACGGGAGTAGAATTTTCATCTCTTCAGACAGCGATCACATTCCTGACTCGTTCAATGACGGGGGCTGAGAGTGGTTCTCAAAGACAAGCGGACGCTTTTGCGGCTTTGGGTATCAAAATACTGGATTCTGCCGGAAATATGAGAGACGCGACGGTCGTATTCGATGAAGTCCTCAATGTTCTTTCATCAATGGAAAACGAGACGGAAAGAAACGCAATAGCTCTCGAACTGTTTGGAAGAGGAGCGGCAGAGCTGACACCTTTGTTTGCCGCGGGAACAGAAGGGATCAGGGAACTTTCAGAACGCGCCCACGAATTTGGTCTGGTTATGGACGATGAAGCGATCGCCGCGAATGTCAAATTCAAAGATACTCTCGATACACTCAAGAAATCTGTCGGCGCTCTCATGATGAACCTTTCCAACGCGGTTCTCCCATACATCCAGAAAGCCGTTGACTGGCTTCTGGTTAACATCCCGAAGGTAGCCATCATTTCGGAATATGTCGGTGAAGAAATCAGACTGACTTTTGAATACATTCCTAAGCTCATCGGGGCAGTCATGCAAACTCTCTGGGACTGGTTACAGAAGGGATGGGACTGGACAATTAACCTCGTGGGCGATGCGTGGAACTGGATCAAGGAAGACGGTTGGCCGTGGTTGGTAAAAGTAGCGGAGACTACATGGAACTGGATTCTTACTGGCTTTGACTGGTTCAAGACTAATCTTCTCCCCTGGGTCGGAGGCATAGTCAATACCACTTGGAACTGGGTTCTGACTGGTATCGACTGGTTCAGAAACAACCTCTTCCCATGGATAGGTGAGACCGCGCATACGACATGGGACTGGATAGTCAATGGTGTGAGTTGGCTTGCGGATAACCTCGTTTCGTTCTTCATGTCAACATGGAACTGGATTGTAACCGGCCTTGACTGGGTAAAAAACAATCTGGTTTCATTCTTTGAAAGCACATGGAAATGGACTCTTCAAGGGCTTGACTGGCTCAAAGACAATCTAACTGCATTCTTTAAGACAACATGGTCATGGGTCTTAACCGGCCTTGACTGGATAAAAGATACCGCAGTCAACTGGTTCTGGGCAACCGTAAATACCACATGGAACTGGATCACTCAAGGACTTGACTGGATTCGCAACAACGTTGTGCCTTGGATAGGAAGCGTTGTCAATACTACATGGAACTGGATAACATCAGGCCTCGAATGGTTCAGAGACAATGTCTTGGGTCTTGCCTGGAACACTATTGAAACCGCATGGGATTGGACTGCCAGTTTTGTAGGTGGTATTGGAAGCTGGATAAAGGATACTGCATGGCCGTGGATAAATGGGTTTGTCAAGACTACATGGACATGGATAGCCGACTTCTTCGGTTCTGATCTGAGTTGGATAGTTCATACTGCCGCAAAATGGATAAACGGTGTTGTCTCAACCATCTGGGACTGGACCGTCAACGCGGCCGGAACATTCTGGATATTCCTGCAAAGTTTCTGGGGCTGGATAAGCGGCACTGTCAAGACGGCGTGGGATTGGACCGTAGATGTGGCCGGAGCTGCATGGAATTCAATAACTGAGTGGGTAAACGGTACAGTCAACACTACTTGGACATGGTTCTCTGAAACGGCCACAAATATCTGGAACTGGACGAAAGACGAAGCCGCGCCCTGGCTTGTTTCCGGAGTCAAGACCATATGGGAGTGGGGTTCGAAAGCTCTTGAAGGTATATGGAACTGGGTATCTGGCTCTGTTGCCCCATGGGTTCTCGAATCAGTTAGCTCGATATGGAAATGGGCCTCAGAGGCTGTAACCGACATATGGAACTGGGTTAAGGATGAAGCCGCACCATGGGCAGTTGATGGAATTTCTTCGGTCTGGGAATGGACATCTTCGACTGCAAAGGATATCTGGTCGTGGGTTAAAGACGAAGCCGCGCCCTGGCTACTCGATTCGATTTCGACTGCGTGGAACTGGATAGCAACCATAACCGGCGAAGTCTGGAACAGCATCAAAGCATTTGTCGGTAAGACAGCCATAACTATCTGGAAATGGGCAGCCAGTGTATTCGGCCCCGCGTGGGATTTCATAACGAAATACGTCGGAGGCACAGCGCATAGCGTCTGGAAATGGATAGTTGACATCAGTGGGGAAATGTGGGACACGGTTAAAGGCTGGTTGGGCGGAGTTTCGGCTCCGTTCAAATTTATTGTCGGATTCTTCGACAAAGACGACAAAGCCATACCCACAAAGATTGAAGAAACAATCGAAGGCGAAGCAAAGGTCGTCATAAATGTTGAAAGCGACAAGACAACCACTTTACTCGACAAAGCGATGTTGGGAGTCGGTGCGGCTGGAGCGGGATTGCTTGCTCTCAAGCTGATGAAATGGCTCGGTACCAAGATGTTCGCTTCTCCATGGTACATAACAGGGAGTGCAACGATTGCGGTGATGGCCACTCTCAAATCAGCACAAGAAACTCTCACGAAAGATGGGGCAACCGCCGAAGAAGCTGCCGCTAGAATTGCTGGCGATGTAATCGCGGGAGTCGCAGCCGGTATGCTGGCGGCTGGTCTAACAAAGAGTCCCACCGCGGGCTTCTTTGTATATGACATTGTTGTATCACTCAGACCCGTAAGCAGAATAGCTGATATGGCCGGAGGTATGGGAAAGGCCGAAGAACTGTTTAAGTATGTCATAGGAGATAAGACCAAGACAGACATAAACATTCAGCTCGGTGTCGATCCCATATTTGCTCCTCTAAAAGAAGTCAATGTAGAGAAAGAACTGGAAAGCCTCGGCTGGCAGGCGCAGTGGTGGTACGCAGGAAGAATGGCGGGTCATCTCTTCGTGTCTGCCCTTCTCGAACCGTTCAAAGCTATTCCTGGCATTATCAAGCAGACTCTAGGATTCAATTTTCCAGAGGTGTTGTCGGAAGATCCCGAAACGTTGTTCAAAAACATTGAGAATGCCTTTGAGAAGCCGATAGAAAAGATCGAAGGCACTACATCCGAAATAGAGAAGATGAATGAAGCTGATCTCTCGGGAGTCCAGGGCGAGATTGAGAAACTGAATGAACTAATAGAGACTACTGAAAAGGACATTGAAGAGGCCGAGAAGAAGCTCATCAGTCTCGAAGAGATTGCAAAGTACAATCCTACCGGGGGAGCGACAATCGATCAGCTCGTTGCAATAGCTGCTATCGAGAGTTCCTTCGATGCTACCGCCGTCTCTAAGTCGAACGCAAAAGGTCTAATGCAATTCAACGACATCACGCTCGATGAGATAAAGCGGCTCTTCAAACTTGAGTACAAAGATGACTGGGAAGAAGCCTTCAGGGAAATGTTTGGCTCTCTTGAGATCGATCCGTTCGATCCCGAGCAGGCTGTGAAAGCTGCGGACTACTATCTGTCTTATCTTTTGGACAGGTTTGGGAACCTCCACGACGCTCTAATGGCGTATAACTGGGGACCGACTGCAATGCAGGAATGGATCGACAAGGGAAGGCCGGATCCCGATCCTGAAAATGACACAGAAGAATACATAGCCAAGTTCGAAGAAGCTACTAACTACGTTAAAAAGTTCATCAAGGCAATGAATGAATACTCAGTCTCGGTTGGAAAGATAGGAGCTTCGCAGAGAGAAGTAATCGCGCAGTTCGAAGAGATGGAACAGCACATAAGCGATTCAAGACTCGTTCTCTCTGAAATAACAGGCGAAACCGCAGCTCAATGGACTCAAGAATACCTTGATCTCATAGATAAGCATAGAGACACACTGCTTTCTCTTGAGAGTATCAATGAGAAGTCATTGACCGAAATTGAGGATCGTCTCAAGGAAATGAGAGAGACGATGGTTAATGAGGTTACTCTCGGTACTGACGATGTATATGAAAGGTTCCAGTGGCTCTTTGATGTTCTCGTCGGTCATTCGGTAGTACCTGATCTGAATGAAGCCATTGTGGATGAAACCAAGTCCGGAATGGATGGAATGATTGAAGAGACGAAAACCGGGCTGGACAAACTTCATTCTGTCTGGGAAGAGTATCAGACGGAAAGAGAGAAGGCAATCGTAAGGCGAAATGAAAGACTCGCAGAGATTAATCAGAAGGCAATCGCCGGTGCTGACGAAACCCCGCTATACATACCCGATCTTGAAGACGTAGAGAGCGGCAACAATGAAATCGTCGAGAGCACGAAAGAAACAGCGCAAGAAGTGGTCAATATCTGGAAAACGGCTTTCGCTGACGTATCCAGGATTATTGCTGACTTTGTAGTCAAGACCCCAAGGCGAGTATTGAAGGGCGAGATAGGCATATTTGCTTCGATCAAGGAACTTGTGGGCAACCTGTTTACGAAGGTAGAGGATCTCTTCTCGCAAGCGATCACTGAAAATGTCGCCGGTTGGATAGAAGGGCGCTTCGCTAAGTCTCAGTTCGATTTAGGAGTTATAGGTCAGTCCACAAAGGTTCCGATGCTGACTCAACTACTCGATATGGGAAAACTAATGTTCTCTCAAATCGGCGGCGCTCTTGCAACTGGAATCCAAGCCCTTCTTTCGGCAACCGGACCAGTAGGTTTAGTCATTATCGCGGCGTTTACGAACCTCACCTTGAAACTCTGGGGATTCGCAAGCACGGCAAAGAAGATCATTACAAAACTCGACGAACTCTTCGGCATTACGCAGCGCATAAAAGACGGATTCCAGAACGAGATAAGGCCCGCGATTGAGCAGATAACGGCTCCCTTCAATGAACTCGGAAAGGTGATAGCCAAAGCGTTGCTCCCTGTCGTGAAAGCTCTTGCGCCTGTCTTTGAGTGGCTTGCAAATGGAATAATGAGTATCGTCAAGAAGATATTCGAGTTCACCAACTCAGTCATAAAGGCCATTAACTGGGCTCTCGGCTGGCTCGGTGTGAACATCCCGATGCTGGATTTGGGAGCTTTCGATACAGACCTAACCGTCCCGGATTCACCAGCAACAACAGGCGGCGGTCATCAGATAAGTGAAATAACAGGTCCGACCAGAGACATACTGATCGATCTCCTGTCTCCGTTAGCTTCGCTCAATAGCCTCGTAGGAATAGGCAACAGAATAGCGGGGATATTGGATTCGAGACTTCCGATGATGGAGCTTGGATTTGCAGGCGAGATGGGAGTCACGATAGGAGAGATAAACCTTTATCCCCAAACAGCAAATATCGACGAAATAACGCAACTGACTGCACAGGAAATAGAGAGAAAGATAGCGGAATCACTGAGTAGATCGAAGAGAGGTGCAGGAAGATGATAAAACTTATCAATGGTTCAGATGAAGAAATGACACTTCCCTGGACTCTTATGATTCAGGATGCGAGTTTTCAAAAGAGCGTGCCTTACTCGTTGCGAACAGGAATGGACGGAGGGGTAAGGACAGGCTACGAGACCATGAGACCGAGGGAAATCACGATAAAAGGGGAACTTGCGGAGGGTATAGACGACGGATACACCGCAGTCGTGATAGATGACAGACGAGAAACCATCGCGCATAGAGACGCGCTGATGGCTTTTTTATTACATACCCCGATAAAGATATACAGGAACAGTCAAGACGAGAGATTCATATACGGATACCTCCAATCGGATACGGTCGAATGGATATGGCTCGGCCAACAGTTGCGCATGTCTTTGACCTTTGTTTGCCCTGATCCCTTCTGGTATGGCGATGAAGTCACCACGAGTGCTCCCGGGACCATCACGGTTCTCGGGAGTGCTCCCTCTCTTCCCGTTGTGACGTTCTCCGGTCTCGGTACTGTTGCGTCCCTGGTGAATGTTTCCACGTCTCAGACTCTCTCTCTATCGAATGATATAGCTATGGGCAACGTAGTAGTCGATTGCAAAGAGTTCACGGCAAAGTCAGGTACAACCAACGTCGCAAACTATATGACTGACACTTTCGTTTCCGGAGGCTTCGAACTTATCCCCGGTGATAATGTTCTGACAGGTACAGCAGCTTCGGTTAAGTATAGACCGAGGTGGTTCTGATGTATAACGTCAGAATTCTCAACCGTTCAAGAGAGAAACAGGCCGTATTTCATCGGGATATTCGATGGTATTTCAACCGAAGAATCAATGAAGCTGGGCAGATGACTATCTGGATTCCCAGAGAGGAAGCATCTCAATGGCCGATGTTCACAGAGAATAAGGGTTCATACGCTCAAATGGCGCACTATGTTCAGATATTCAAAGATACGGTACTGAAGGCGACGGGGAAGATAGTTTCAAGGGACTTCACTGACACTCATCTGGTCGTTCAGGCTCTCACAGAAGAGATCATACTCGAAAACATGATTACTCCGGCTCAATACGGCATGGTCTGGGACGACTGGGATATAGCGGATGTAGCGCGAGATTTGCAAAACAATTGGTTGAGCTTAAGGGTAAAAGATCAAATTGAATGGGAAGATTATGTCGAAGCTGAAAATATCGACACAACCACGGAACCCGGTGTAATAATGCTTGCCAAAGATGAGCTTGGTGCATACTTGCCTGAAGGATATGCGATTTACAAGTTTTCAAAAGGTGGAAACGTAGAATCGCCAAATGCAAATAATACGAAGTCTGTTGTCTGGCTAGTGCTTGGGCGAAACCTCGGTCTTCATGAAGATTCGCCTTTCAAAAGTTGGGGTCGTATCAGGTGGGCTTCAGACAATGGCGGTCAGGTCAAAACGACAATGCAGTATTCAACTGATGGAGAGACATGGAGCGAAGAAGTTGAAGGAGCTTTACCGGATCAAGTCGGTGTCGATCCGGGCTGGACGGACGAAGAAGATGTATATATCAGAAT